CTTTCTAGGAATAGACTCATCTCGTTCGTAACGTACATATAACTCGTCAAAAGCATCAGTTCCAAAAGCATCATACAGACCAGGAACTGCGTGTGGGGAGAAGAGAGAGACCTCTTCGTTCTTGATGAATCGTTCATAGAACAGTTTAGAGATTTGGATACTGTAGTCTAACTTACGAACACGATTATCTTCGGTTCCTTTGTTATTTTTTAGTACTAGGATATCTTCGATTTCTTGGTGCCAGATTGGGAAGTGGACAGTTGCTGATCCACCTCTGATGCCATTTTGAGTGCAGCATCGGACAGTTGCTTCAAACTTTTTGAGGAATGGGACAACACCTGTGTGCTGAACTTCTCCACCTCTGATTTTAGCGTTGATGCCACGGATTCTACCTGCGTTGATGCCGATTCCCGCCCTTTGTGCAACATACCTGCCGATAGCCATATCAGAACTAAAGATGCTATCGAGGGTGTCATCAACATCAACAAGAACACAGCTAGCAAATTGTCGAAGTGGAGTTCGCACTCCTGCCATGATAGGTGTGGGAATGTTGATTTTGTGTTTGGAGATTGCGTCGTAGTATCGTTTGACATAAGAAATTCTAGTTTCTTTTGGATATCTAGCAAAAATAGTCGCAGAAATCATCATATACATGAACTGTGGAGTTTCATATACTTGCCCAGCACTACGGTCTTGAACAAGATACTTATCAACTACTTGACGAAGACCAGCATAAGTAAATAGATAATCACGGTTATGATTAATATAACCACCAAGACGATTAAGTTCTTCCTCTGTATAGTTAGTCAAGATTTCTGAATCATATACTCCAGCAAAAACACATTTCTTAATATGATCTACAAAAGTAGGATGATCTTGAACTCTTCCATACAAAGATTTTCTCACCGAAAACAGAAGTAGTCTTGCTGCAACAAATTGATAATTTGGATTTTCCAAATCAATCAAATCAGATGCAGAACGAATTAAAATTTCCTGAATTTCTGCTGTTGTAATTCCATCATAGAATTGAATACCAGATTGCATCTCGACCTGTGATGCAGAAACACCAGAGAGGTCCCTACATGCCTCCTCAACCATTAAGTGAAGTTTATTGAGATCAAGAGGTTCATTATCACCACTTCTCTTAATTACCTTTGTACCGTTGCTCATACTCGTTTCCATCCAATAAGTTTTGCTTTTGCTTCTAATCCCATATAAGTATTTTCCTTGATGATTTTTGGGGCATCAATTCCTGAAAGGATCATATCATTAATATCCTTTTCTTTCAAGTCATTCGGCCAAATGACGATTGGAAATCGCATTTGTATTGCTTTTTCCATTCTATCTACGATCTGTTTATTTCGTTTTTCATTGTCATACACCATTACAAATTCTGTTGCAAAGTTGGATATGAAAAACATTTTATCGATGTCTGCACCAACCATAGCAATTGAATTATCCAAAAACATACTATCAATTGGTCCTTCAACAACATAAACAATTTTGTCGTAGTCTGGTTTATCCAAATTGTAAATTTTTGGATGTGTATCATCAAGAATAATTGTAATGTATTTCACCTTTGATTTTTTATTTAAACTACGACCTTGAAATCCAAATATTTCTCCTTTATTGATTAAAGGAATAATAATTCGTGGTTCGTCCCGTTCTACTTTATCAAAGGTGTGTTTTTGCGTGTTGGTCCATTCTTTAAACTTTTCACAGAAATACAATTCACACAGATAGTTGTTAGGTATTTTTCTATCTTCTAAGTATTTTCTTGCAGAATGTTCTTTATTTAGTTCTGCGATGGTAGGCAGGTCAAATGCCTTTTTTGAAAAATTTGGTTTCTCAAACTTAAACTCTGGGTTCTTTGTTTGAGACCTTTTTCCAGTAGTTCCTTCTTTATATCTTTCCATCACATACTGGTCGTAAAGAACAACATCTAAATCTTTGAGAAAGTTTGTAAATGTTCTAGAAGTTCCACAATTATGACACTTAAAATTATGGTCGTTCTTTAATTGGTAAATATATCCTCTTGCCTTACTCTTTGTCCTTTGACTGTCACCGCAGTAAGGGCACCGAAAGTTATAAAGACCTTCTTTTTTCTTAGCAAACTTATCCAGTCGGGAAGATACCAGCCCGATGTATTTGGAATCAACAAAACTCATTACAAAAAAGAATATTACTTCGTTCTCTCTATGCTACTTGAATTATGATGTGTTGTCAAGAGATTTAATGCGGGTGGGGCAAATTTAATGAAGATGGCAAGTACTGCTAAACCACCCAGTACTTGCCATCTAAATTTTGAAATACTTTCTACCTTTTCTTCTACTTTCCCTATTCTTTCACCCAACTTTTCACTTATTTGTTCGTGTTGTTCTTTTGATGATACTTTAATATCTTCAATCATCTTTACAATAATATTGTCTGTTCTATTGCACTGCTCAATCTTTTCATTATGAATGGCAAGCATTTGACTGATATTTTGACTCGTTTCTCCTATCTTCTGAATCGCAGTGTCAATGCGTTCCATCATCTGCTCGTAAACATTAATACGTTCTTCAAGTACTGCTATTTTTGTTTCTGTAGATGATGGTGGAAACATTTTACTAATTATTGTGGTGGGTTTCGTTTTTGCATCCAGTTCTTACGAGAACCTTTACCTAAAAATATATTTTTTTTATTTTTCTTAAAAACAGGTGGATTATCTGGTGGAAGTCCTGCTATATTTATTTGACCTGGTGGGTTTGTGGAATTTGTAGGAACAGCAGATGCTGACATTCCATCTTCAATAATATAATGTCTTACAATTGAAATAATTTTGTCTAGGGTAGATTCTTTCATTAGATTAAATTAAGTTGTTCTAAACAGTCTACATCAATTGGAATATTGTGAATTTTAGTTTTTGGAACTTCTGGCAACCTTCCAAGATAAACTATAAAAGTTTTAACAACAGTCCAAAATTCACTATCTATTTTATAAAACAATAAAGGTGTTGCTGCATCACCAAAAACATTATAAAGAATAATAAAATGATTAATCAAAAGGTGAGCATTTAGCTCACCAGTTGTTTTATGTCTCTTCAATAATCTCTTTATCCACTTGAACCTTTTTAGGTCCTCATAAAAATCATCTTTAGTTACAGATTGTGGATTATCATAATATTTAATAGCAAATAATAGATAATTATCCTCATTCAATTCATCAAATCTCATATCATGCTTTAATCGTTAAAGTAGTTGTCCCAATACCGACACCAGAAGTAGTTCCTGCACCAGCAATATTTTTAACTAATCCATTAATAACTTTATCTACTGCTGCACCACCAGAGAAATCGGTAATTGTTCCAACTACTCCATTTCCAGTAGCAATTCTTAAAACAGTTCCAATTCCAGTTGAAGGTGCAGTAAATGCAAAAGCAACTCTATTGGTTATTTGTCCGTTAAAAGTAATTACAGTTTGCCCTACTCCAGGAATATTGAGTGAAACTGGAGCCCCTGCAGAAGCAGCAGTAGCAACAATATTTGAACCAGTAGATGGAGTAATGAGAACAGTTGCACCAGCAGAACAATAAACTGCTTCGTTCCAAACTATGTGAACGTATCCAGTAGTCCCAGTTGCAATTCCAGTTGTTCCACCAGCACCAATACTAATTGGAGATGCAAGGTTTGGATCCTCAAAGAAAACGGCAATTGGAGTAGCAGTCCCGAGACCAACTGTACTTGTGCCAGAACCAGTGGTATTCAATCCAGAAACTTGTACGATCAACTCGTCATAATAACTTGTAGAAAGACCAGAATGCATTCTGGTTCCATAATGCCTATAAGTCCATCCAGCATTTGTTGCAAAGCAATTATAAGGACTTCTGTTCTTGTCAGTTGCTTCAAATTGAGAATTAATTGCAGAATACTCACCAAAGTATTTGGGAATTGCATAATTATTTGCTGCAGTCTCTGCGTTTGTTGAAATACCCCAAAGTGCCATGTGATTTCTCGTTAATTTTTTTCCTAAACTTATTTATAAAAATATGGGAGTATCAAACTCCCCTAATATTCATTTATTATATTTATCAGCAGTTCCATTTTCTTAATGAAAGTGCCTTTCTTGTTGGTCTTCCCTTTTCATCCTTCATAGGACCAGGCATCCCACCCATACGAGCACAGAAAGACTTTCTACGTTTTGCTGATTTACTATCAGGGTCAAGTTTTGATGGTGGAGTTGTAACTGGTGGTTTTAGATTATGTCCTTGTGCTTTAGCAGATGCTCTACCTTTAGCATTTAGACCACCTTCAGGATTCTTTCCTTCCTCACGTTGCCAAGCAGCAGTTTTTGCTTCACCAATAATTCCAGAATTTAATTGAAAGTTCTTTTTCTTCTTTACGTCCACTGCTTTTTTGATAATCATCATCGCAAGAACTTTTTTTCCATCATCCTCACATCCACATTCTTCTGAAACAGGTTCAGTTTCACCAGACATATAATCAGCAACACTATCAATATAATCTGCTGCTTTTGAGATTTTGGATTGAACCCAAGCAGGAAGTTGTTGATTTGGAGATTTTATCTTTTTACGAAGAGTTTTAACTGCTCTTTCCATCGTAGCAAGTTCATTATGAACCATTCCACCTTCCTGGTCCTTCTCCTCTTTCATGGTTGGATTGATTTCAATTTTATTTTTACCACGCATCACATCAATAATTTTTTTCTTTTCTGTTTTATCAGTTTTATTAGTCTCATCTTCAACTTCAAAAAGCAATCCCTGCTCAATAAGAAATTCATCTCTCCAATTGGAATATTTTTCTTTAATGTTTGATGTATTTCCTTTGTATGGTCTTTTTACTTTATTTGCTTTATCAATTCTTCTGCTAAGAGCATTTTCCCCACCTCGTCCAATAGTAGAAAATTTTCCAGATATAGTTTTACCAGCAAGTGCAATTGATCTAGCTTGATTTCCAACAGGAAATCCATATATGGTTGGTGCTTTATGTGCAACACGTTTTGTTGGTTTTGCTTCTTGACCCTTTGGTCCAGCAGGAGGTTTTGGTCCATTTGGTCCAGAAGGAGGAGTTGGACTACCACCAGAAGGAGGAGTTTGCCCTCCACTGGGAGGTCTACCACCTAAAAGTCCACTTTTTCTTGGTTTCTTCTTTGGTATTTTACTTTCTACATCATTTTTTTCTGCCTCTGCTGCTGCTTTTTTTGCTTTATGTTTTGCTACAGCGTAACCAATCCCTGCTTTCGCAATTCCACCAGCAAGAGATGAAACATTTCCAACTACCTTTGTATAAGCAGTCGCATCACTATCTCTCTGTGAAATTGATTGTGTTTTAATATCAGAAAGAGCAGCACTTGCAGCTTGTCTGGGTTTATTTTTAATATCTTCTAATTCTTTATTTTTCCTTGCTTCAGCATTTTTTCTAGCTTGGTCGATAGAGAATTTAAGTTGTTCACCTTTTCTCTTCTCCCTTTTTTTTGCTAACTTATAGTATTTATTTTTTGATTTTTGTGCTTGTGCTTGTTTTTCCTTTTTATTTTTTGTTTGTTCGTCTTTCAATGCTGCTTCACCTGCTTTTCTAATTTCAGCAGCAGTCATATTTTTTTTATCTTTTGCTTCAGTGATAATTTCCTTCCAAGGTCTCATTTTACTTAGATACTTTTTTCCTACTGGTATTTATATTTTTCTTCATTGTTGGTTTTATTTTAACATCAGTATAAGAATTTACTGGTTGTCCTGGTGTCATCTTTTGTGTATGTGCTCTGTATTCACAAGTCCCAACCTCATAAACTTCACGAACATCTTTCAACCAACTCTTAAACATCACACCTTCTTTCGTTACGCAAATTAAATGATTTGCTCCTCTACGAAGAATTCTTCCAACTAATCCACTATTTAAATTTTCTACCAAAGCACCAACATCAAATAAACCATTCTTTTTATAATTCCATCTCATTCCCTCATAATCCAATTCCGGAGCAATCTTCCAGATTTCAGTATCTTCACTCACTTTCATTGAACGAGAAACAGTATTAAACATTTCCTGTTTCTCTGCGGTATCCATATTTGCTGGAAGTCCAGTAGCAAATCTTTCATAATCTCCTGTTGCTGCTGCTGTTCTCATCATCGCAGAAGAACCAGGACTTTCAACATCACTATCAGGGTCTTTTATTCCAGATGGGACTACCTCAATATTATTGAACTGATATTGCTGTCCGTCTCCTTTATGAACTAAACTTTGGAATTCACCAAGTCTATCTTGTCCCGTTATGATTACAACATCAGTATATCCATCATCATACACAGAACCCAAAACATCAAAAATAGTTTTTGCATTATCACTATCTACAATATACTCCGCATACTCTGGGAACATCGATTGCATATAAGAAATCTTCAATCCTGGATTGAGTGGATTTGTTGCTCCATCTTCAATACGACTTGGATAAACTCTAAACTCAAATCTTCTTCGAGTTGCCTGAGAATATCCTGCTTTCAATAATGCTCCGTGATTTTTGGATGGTGGATTGAATCTTCCAATTACAATAGCAACACCATTCACTTGCTCTGGTTCTGCTTGCTGCTGCTGTGCTACTTGTTGTGGTGCTTTCTGTTTCTGTTTTACTGTTGCCTTCTTCTTTTCTCCTTGTTGCTGTTGTTCGTCAGCACCACCTTGACCGAAATATTTTAACTTTCCACCTACAGTTTTTGCTACAAAATTTCCTTGAGTATCATACCAATCACCATGACCGTTTCCTTTAAGTCCGCGGTTCTTTGCTTCAGTAGACGCAAGTGTTTCTACTGCTTCTTTAATAAATCTAGCAAAACTTTTCATTTATATGGTATTTTTAGTTATTTATTCACTAGAAACTGTCACGAAGTAATCTCAAATCATTAGCATCATCTAATGAAAAATTACTTCTCGCAACACCTTCACTTTTTAATGTTAATGTTGGTCTAAATGTTCCATTACTATTACTTGTTTTACCTCTAACAACTAAACTAGCAGATGATGGAGCAAATCTTGGTATATCAATTGGAAGTTTTGAATTTAAACCCATTCTATCATTACCAAGAATATAAAATCCTTCATTTTTTATCTGTATATAATTTATACCCTTACTATTATAATAAGATATAATTTTAGAAACAATATCTGGTCCAGATGCTATTGTTGTTTGTGGAAATGGATTTGCTTTTCCAGTTTTTTCAATTAAAAGTTTTTCATAATATAAAACTTTACCAAGACTATTATTATTGATAATATCTCGCAAATCAGTAGCAGTCAATTCATTATTTGGTAGTCCCCAAGTTTGTTGTATTTTTCTATCTACATCATATTGCGAATAAAGATAATTATACAAACTAACTATTGATTGTGGTTCTGTTCCATCAAATTTTGCGACCCAAGAAGTTCCATTAAATGTGATTGCCTTTTGCCCAAAGTCAGCCTGTGTGGTTGTTTTTGCTTCAACTAAAAGTGTCTGTCCTGGATTGTTAACAGAAGGTATAGTTAAGTCTGGACCACTTCCAAATCCAGCATTTTTTGGAATATTTTTAAAAACTGATTTTAATTTATTTCTAAGAGTAATCTCATATTGTTTTCCTGCTAGTGCTGGATTAGACATAAAAAATCCCCCCCTTTCTTGTATTTAGAAAGAGAGAGTTAAAATTTATTCTTTTACTTGTTCTTCGATCTTCTCATCAAGAAGACCAATTACTTCTCGAATTTTATTAATCCTTTCCGTTGGAAACTCATAACTATATCCTTTTTGTGCGTCAAAAAGAACTTGCCTCACAGTTGCCGCAGAAATCAAATCAATTTTAATACTTACGTTTTTGCTCATCAAATGTCTCCCTCTTCACGATTTTCACTATAATATGCGTCAAAAAATCCATCTGGATAACGCTTCATCAGTTTATCAATATTTGTTTGAACCACTTCATCAAAGGAAACATCAAGAGCAATACAAGCCTGAGCAACATACCATAAAGTATCACCAAGTTCCTTAATTAAGTGCGTGCGAGTCTCATCATTCCAAGACTTACCTTGAAAAATAAGTTTCTTTACAATTTCAAGGAATTCACCACCTTCAGCATTAATTCCAACACCAGCAGTTAGGAGTCTTTCGATATTTGCACCCTTTTCATCCAGCTGAACCATACGGTCAGAAAGAGCAAGAAAATCTTTAGATGCATCACTTGTAACAGCATCTACAAAGTTTTGATATTTGCCAAAATCAATTCGTTGAGTCATAGTATTTAAAATTTAAATCCTGAAAATTTACTTTTTTTATCTTCTTCATAAGTATACTCTTCTTCTTGTCCTGAGTCAAGTTTTTTTATGCTCCATCCTTTATAAGTTTTTCTTTCCCCTTTTAAAATTCTAGTAAAATAACTTTGAGAAAAATTATTTTCCCTACAAAATTTTGCTAAATTTTTTATTATCAATACCATTCCATTTTTATTTTCCAGTTCATATGTATTTTTACAATGAGACTTTGAAATTTTTTCTTTACAACTTTCAGTCAAGTTTCTTCCAGTTTTATATACAATCATTTTATCAACTGTTTCTTTTGAAAGAACTTTTCCTTTATGTGCTTTGCTTAATTTTTGTTTATGTTCTTCACTTAAAGTTTTACCAAGAAGTTTTTGCCTTCTTTTTTCTATGGAACTTTGTGATTGTTTAAATCCTCTAGAACACTTACCACCTTCTTTGATATTAAATCCATTATTTACAGTATCATAATATTGAATCCAATATTTTTCCCTTTCATCTAATAGATTTATATTTTCAACTTCTTCAAGTATACCATAAACAAAATTATATTTACTATATTTTTGTAT